TTCATGTGACCATACTCAGGATGGAGATTGACAAAGGTAAAACCTAAAGCCTTTAACCACTTAATAGCGGCTAGGTTCTCTGCATACACATAATTATATAAGACCTTATAGGAATTAAATAAACTATCTACCCATTTTCTTCCTTCTCTTATTAGTTGAATCTTGTAACTTCTTTTACTCATTAATTCATCTGTTGCCACCATCCAGATGATTCCATCATTTAATACACCACATAAACCCATAGGCTGATCTTCATCTCCTGCTATTGCTAAATTAGTTTTTGCTGCTAAATAAGTAAGTCTGACTGCTTCTTCTGGTTGTTGACCTGTTTGATACCAAGCTTCTATTTTGTCTAAAATTCTAAGATGGTTACACACATAATTAAGATCAGATAACTTTGCTTTTCTTAAGTAACCCATTAAATTCTTCTAGATCTCATATGAAACATAGCCTCATATTCAGCACCTGTTAACTTACATGGCAAATAAGTATTGTTCTTTATATCAATATCTACTTTGTCTGCTCTGCTCATAATCGGTGTTTTAAAAGTACCAGTGTCTAAATTTAAAACACCAATAGTAGAAGCAGAAGTACCAAGAATATCTCCAGTAAATTTATAAGTACTTGTATCTCTATCTTCAGGTGTAACTTCTACTGTAAAGAAACCAGTGTCTTGATATTTAAAATAAAAGTTTCTTAGCTGTAATCGACCACCAAGTATATCTCCTTTATTATCTTGACTAGCTAATCTTTGTTTTGATAATCTAAATTGCATCTCATAAGGTTCACCAATAATAACTTTAGAGTTTCTATAGTCTCCATCAGCAGTAATAGTTGCTGTACTTCCATCTGTTGAATTAGTCGTTTGTATTATCTCACCTGTTTTTAAATTTTTAGTTACACCTGTAGAAGTTACATAGGTACTAGTCTCAGTAGAACTTAAAGACCTACCTACAATTGTCATTTTTGCTCTCAATCTATAAGGTAAAGTCCATGTTGTTTTTCCAGTTGAAGTACTATAAGCAATTGATAAACCTGATTTAGATTCAATCATTTTATGATCTAAGCAATATTCAAAGTCTGCATTTTGATCAACAAAATCAGGTTCAAATGGCAGTATTTCTAAAGATCCACGATTCGTTTCATCAAAAACTATATATAAATCAGTACCAACAAAATCTATATTTCGTATAGTTCTTTCTGAATTAAATGTAAATTTAGACCATGAATTTAATACCTTTTTAAAATTATCTCCATAAAGCCATTTATTGATATAAAGTGTATTTGGTTCGTCTGAACCTATTAAAACTAATACATCTTCATTACTAGATACTGCCATTTTATAAATACTACCAGTTATATATTCAGGAATATGAATAGTAATATCAGAAGCATCTTTTATGGCTACTCCTGGTTGTGAAACATATTCTCTTACCCCTGTGAAATTACCTTTTTTAGTTGCATAATAAATACTACTTCCAGCTGCAACAGGAGAAATGTCTACATTACTTTCAAACTCTGTAGCAACAATAATATTAGCAGTCTTAGGTGTTAAGGCATCATCAGAAGCTGTTAAAACAAATTGAGTTTGTTCTGAAAAAAGTATTAATTGCTCCCCCATTGAAACTGCATAATTTAATATTGATACTTTTGTATGAGAAGCTGCTACATCTATTGGATCACTATCAATTATTGCTGTAGCTGTTTCAGGAAAGAAGTTAAAAAACTCTGAAACCCTAGACATAATTACATCATCATCAGCTAAAAAGCCAAGTCTATTTCTAAAGAAAAATATATTGTTTATTTTTTTATCTACAAAAGAAGGATTAGGAGCACTGTTTAAATCACCAACAGTGCGTTCACTCCATTTTGGTAATGTGTATTTATTAGTTATACCAAAACGACAATTACCACTTGCTGTTTGTGAACCAGATACTGTAAAAGTAAAGGTATTTACATTTGGTACAGAAGCTATTGTATAAGCACCATCAACACCATTGCCAGTAGTAAAGTCAACACTAACTGCATTACCAACAGCTAAACCATGATTAGCTAAGGTAACAGTTACTGTTGTTGTTGATTGACTATAAGTACCTGATAATTCATATGATGTATAACTGCTTCCGTCTGTTGGTTTAAATGCCCAATCATCATCTGTTTGCTTCAATAAAACATGAGGCATTGTAGAAGAGTCAAACTTATAAGTTATGCCTGTCTTGACAGTTTCTTCCCACTGTCCTTCTTCAAATGATTGATTATTATTAGTGACAAATTTAACGTAGTAATTATCAAAATTACTTGTATTGTCTCCTTTTATTTCTACTACAAAATTATTAGGAGCAACTGTAGGTAATTCACTAAATCTTTGAACAGAATTTTTAACTAAAGTAATTTGACTATTACCCTGAGTATCATTTGAATCAATAGTAAAATCAGAATTATCGTTTTTTCTTATCCAAAGAACTGGTCCATTTTGACTAATAGTGAAACCAGATAAAGCAGATCCTGAAGTTGGAGATTGTGAATTTTGACCAAGTAATTTATTCATCAAAGTACCAGCAACTACTGATGTACTTAAAGGATTATCACTTGATGTATCGTGTGTAGCTGTTGTACTGTTGACAGTGATTGTATAACTTGTTTTATCTGATACTTGATTAATAAATACAATTGCTGCTGTTCCTGATCCTGATGTTACTGCTGCATCCATTGCAACTGTTTTGGTTTTATTAACAACAAACGTATAATCAGCAATACTAATTGTTCTTAAATCTTTTAAAGGTGTTGTGGTATTTATATACTCCAAAGCTGTCGCATTAGTATGTAACATTTGAACTTCGCCTGTTAAATCAAAAACAGAAATGCTTCCATTACCACCAATACCTCCAGCAGTAACTATATATCTTTCTGATTCACTTCTATTTATTGTGGTGAAATATTGAGAACCAAAAGCATTATTAGTCAAACTTGCTTGATAAATAACTCCTGATCGTTTCTTTAATCCTTGCGTAACACTACTGGTTGCATTGGTTTGTATTTCAGCATGGTCAGATTGTTTTGTTGAATCTGATGCTTGTGATACTCCTCTCAATAAAGTAGGAATAGATTGAGAAATAAGAGCCATTGCTATCTAATTAAAACGTTAGCTGGTGAATAAGTACTGATAACAGCTGTAGAAGATGGATCACCTCTTAAAATATTATGATCAGCATTATTGCAGTCAGTCTCCATTAATACTGCTCTTGCTCTTACTTCGTCTTGTTGTGTATAAGTTCTTAAACTTTGATCGCCAACAGTACGATCAATAAATATTCTTGCTGCTTTAATTAATATATAACGTCTAGCAGGTTCAGGTATCTCATCAAAATCCAAGTAATAAACAACAGTACATTTTAAATCATCATCAAAAGTATATTTATGATTTTTTCTGTCATATAGTTTTAATCCTCTTTGAATTGCATCAACAGATGGATGGTCATGAATGTTGGGATCAACTCTAATAATGTTGTTAGCTAGTGCAATGTTGTCTGAACTATCTTTTACTAGAACAACATTTATTTCTGTATTAAAGGACCAGCCTTCAGACTGAACTGCTTTATTATTTTCACTTAAAATTGATTGAGCAATACGAGCATCAACAGGTAGTGTTCCTGTCAAAGTATTAATAGGAGATTCACCAATAGAAGCCAGCATAATGTTGACTGCTTCTAGCTCTGTTGTTGCTGCTGCTGTCATTTTTTCTTAGTGCCTTTTGATTTTACTTTTTTCTTACCGTAAGTCATAACAAGAAAAAAAGAAGAGTACCCACATTATATGAGTACCCTTCAATTAATAGTTATGAAGCAGAAAGCTTGATAGTAGCAGCAGCTTCAGGACGGAGGATTCCGTGACCTAATGCATACTTAGCAACCATCAATGTTCCTTGATACATCACACCGTAGTCATTACCAGACATTTCGGTTTGTAGATCAAGCAACTTAACTGTACCAACTGCTGATTTATGGAAGACAAGACCGATAGTCTTGCTGTCATCACCAGCATAGGTGTTGTTAGAACCACCTAATTCATTAGTGTTGGCTGTGTTACCAGGAGCCTTGTTGTCTTGAGGAACGTTGTTAGACATAATCACAGGCATACCTGCAATCTGCTGAACATTTCCAGAAGCAAAGGATCCGTTACCACCTGGGTTGAAGTCAACATTGATAGTTCTAGTAGCACCTTCAGCTAATTTGTAATATTCAGCTGGAGGGAGAACTACGAATCTATCTGTCTTAGGAATGTCACGCTCATCAAATGCTTGAGCAATGTCATAGATAGCTGCTGCTAACTCATCACCAGTAACATCTGAAGATGCAGTATTACCATTAGCAAGAGTTAGAACAGTACCACCACTACCACCTGTAAGAGTAGTAGAACCTCTAGAAGCGTTCGCGATTGTTTTCGCTACGTTCTGATCATATCTTTTGGCTAAAGCCTTACCTAATTCAGAGGCATAGATACTTCTGACATCGTAGTGATTCATCAATTCGTCAATGTTTGCGACGAATGATTGAGCAATAAGTAAATCATCTATGTTGATGACTTTCTCATTGTGCAGAATTGCACCACCAGTTAGCAAGTTACCAGGTGTGTGATAAGCGGCTGAAGCTGTGCCTGTAACAGGGAATTGTGCTGACTTACCAGAAGAAATAGTTCTTACGGTATGTAATGCTTCACCAAAAACATTGTTCTCAGCAAAAGCAGTAAGCACCTCGCCACTAAAGACTTTTAAGAAAAGAGCTTCGTAGCCAGTTCCACTATTGTTAACCAGACCCAGCCTTGACGCTGTTGCGTTAGTCATGGGTTACTCCTTGAGAGTGAAGATTAAAAAAGGGATTAATACTTCCTGGTGAATCCTTTCTCAAGGTGTTATCCCTCGCAAGGGGCAACTTAATATTTAGAGAACCTAGAAGTAATTAAATAATAACAGCTATTTAGATTTACCAACACTACTTATCCTTTTACGTTGAATACTTCTGAATCTGCTAAACGTCTTTGAACATTCTCTGTATAAGAAACATCCTTTCCATACCTAGCATCTCTCATAGCTGTTACCACTTCAGCTGTTGATCTAAATGGTGATGGTCCAGAGGAACCAGCTTTACCACTTACAAGAGAAGGTTCTTTACCCATAGCATTGTTGTATTGAGATTGAATACCGTTAACGGCAAGTTGAATAGAAGCTGCATTACCTGTTTCAGTTAAAGCATTAAAGGCTTCTACTTGATCAGAAGGTAAATTATCTACAGCCCAAGCTGTTAGTTTTCCATATTGTTCTGCTCCACCTACAGAATCTTGAATAGCTTTGATCTGACTTTCAGCCACTTCAACAGCACCAGCAGATTGAGCTTTTAAACCAGCAAGATAAGAATCAATAACACCTTTAGAAAAACCAGCTTTTCCTAATTTGATGTAGTCATCTTCAGAGATTTCACCAGAGTCTTGGAACCTAGTAGAAATATCCTGAGCATCTATACCAGCTTCAGAAAGTACATCAGCTAATCCTTCACCGTAAACTTCAGCAGCATTAAATTCAGATTCTTCTGTCTTTGTTTCTTCTGCTTTAGTTTCTTCTTCAGTAGAAGTTTCTGTTGTTTCTTCTGTTGTTGTTTGACCTAATTTTCCTTGCAGTTCTTGATAAGAATTAGCAAGATCTTTAACAGATTTGAACTTGCCAAGGATTAGACCATTCTCATCTTTTTCAAGATTAGCCAGATCCTCCGTAGTCATTGGAGGAGTTTCTGATGTTGCGACTTGTGCTTGAGCCATAAATAATTCCTAGTGAGTTGTAATGATGTTCCCTTGACGGGTTAGTTTTTCGTTTGCCTTTAGTTTAATAACAGGCTTTTTCTTTTCTGTAATTTTAGGTGCTTCTAATTGTTCAGCTGGTTCAGCTGGTTCAGCTGGTTCAGCTGGCTTCTTGGTTGGCATTGGTTTGCTCCGTTAGTTGTTCAGCTTGTGCGTTTTTTTGAGGATCCATTAAAGGAGACCCTAAAGCAGCTGGTCCAAGATGTTGAATCAGCTGTTGTTGTTGTTGAGCTTGAAGCTCTTGTTGAATTTCTTCCTGGGTCTTTATCAGGTTAGCTGTATCTATACCAATTGAGTTAGCTAAACGTTTAATAGCCTCATCAACATTCATATAGGTACGCATAATGTCTGGACCTAAAGCCTGTGAAACAGTACCAATAAATTCAATTAACTTAGCCCTGTCATTACCTCTGCCTAATCCTTGTAAACCAGTAACAATCTTAGGCTTGACTATTTTCTCTGGAAGCTTAGGAGCTTTACCTGATCTGACTAACATATGCATCCTTCTCTTTAAGTAAGGAAGCTGAAACTCTTGAGTCAGTATTGAATAAATACCACCAAGACTATTCTCAATTTCATTAGCCATTATTTGTACTTCAGTACTGGTCACTCTTTCAGCGTCTCTTTGTATTGACCTAGCCATTAAGAAGGCATATTCAAGTCTGGATTCAATACGCTGAATAGCAGAAAAAGAAACACTAAAGTCAGCAGCTTTATTTACTTGAAGAGTAGAAACATCAGCAGCAGAACCTTCTCGTATAGCACCATTAGGAGCTTTGGCTAAAGTTTGTGCTCTAGTAACTCCATTAGGATTAACAAGAAATAAAACTTTTGCACTTGCAGCAGCACCTTCAATAATGGCTTGCATCAAGGCTTCAAGACTTACCAAGTCTCCTTTGTATTCAGTGACATAACCATTACCATAATCTTCTCCATCTCTTCTAGTCCACCTCAATACGATCCAAGGAGATACATCTATCTTTGATTTACCTTCAGTACCAGGAACTTTTTCACCTTTACATTCCTGATGCCATACAAAATCATCACCATATCTTTGTACGTGCGTATAAATATCTAAATCTTCATCAAATTCTTCAGCATCATAGTTATCTTTTTTCTTTATCTGTTCTAAAAAATCTGGTGGTAAAGCTTGTGGATGAATTGTTTCTTTAGTAATAATCTCTAATACATTTCCTACCTCATCACGTTTACAAACAAACCTATCCAGATGAAATACCTTTAATCCTTTATCAGTTAAATAAAGAAGGACATTACCACCAACAATTAAATGCTTGAGTGCTTCAAACATTGCAACCCGATCATTAGATATTTCTATCTCATTCATCAAAGCTTGTTCAATAGTCTTTAACCCTTTATCAATTTCAGTTTCTAATCCTTCTTGTCCTTCCTGCAATAAAGCAAGACTATCAATACTAAGTTTAAAGAATGGAGTGGATGGAGGTAGAAGAGTAACAAGGAGCTTTGCTGAAAGACTATTTACCGCCCTAGCACCAACTGCTTGGAAAGGTGTTTTAATCTTTGCATTTTTACCTACTGTTGCTTCAGGAATTAACGAAGGAATAGTTAATTTAGAAGCATCTTGTGCATCTCTTAAATAAGAAGAGCGATCAGATTGGCATTGCTCATACCTAGCAACAGCAGTTGCTCCTTGTTTATAGTCCATAGTTAATAATTAAGATCACCACGACCTGAACCAAGACCAATTCTTAAAGAATCAATACCTGTGTTACTACCTTTTCTTCCTCCTAAAGCACCTAAAGCATTGCCTTGTTTAGATTTTCTACGTCCTCCAGTAACAACTCCTTTAGCTGTTTGTTCTGGTGCAGGTGCAGTAGGTCTGGGCTCTGGAAGTTTTGGAGGCTTGGGGGGTTTGAAAGGTCCAACACACATTTGATTTAATTCTCCAAAATGTTTTGTGTAAGCATTGTCTCCTTTTGTCTTGCTTGTTGTTCAATAAGATAATCAACTACTGCTCTTTGACCTGCCTTAAACCAAACTTCTCTATCAGTAAAAGATAAATCTGGGTGACGTTGTGGAAAATGACTATCCAGAGC